TAAGTCAAGAAGATTATGATGCTGTAAGGTTAAATGAAAAAAATGTTGTAAGTAAAAATGGCAACACAGTTAATATGGTCGATGAAGTATATCGTTATGCATATCAAAGCCAAGTTCAAGATGCTATAAACGAGAAAACAAAACAATTTGATAAGTGGATAGCAAAAAATACTTCAAGCTCTGTTTATTCAAATGTTCTAGCTTTCAACAATTATTTAAGAGGTATAGATGTATCTACTATAGTTACTGAGCCATCTGATTCAGCTACATTTAACAATGACACACTTCAATGGTCTGATGGGTCACCTTTAACTACATCAATAGAAAAATGGTGTGAATCTCAAGGACAAACTGCTATTAATTTTTTAGAATTATTCTAGTAATTTTTGTATTTTAAGTTATAAACATTTAAATGTTTAAGAATACAATTACATTTTCTGCACACGAAGATTATGTTAATAATTGTGAAAAAGACGATTTTCCTGTTCCTATAAAATTAAATATACCAGATTGGTATAAAAAAATGAAACATGGTTTTGGAAATAAAACTTTAAAAGGTTGTATTCCTTTCCTAGATACTCTTACCTCTGGTTATCTACTTAAAAACCCTCAAGATCTAAGAATTAATCATAATGTATTTAACAATGAATTAGGTAAACAAGACAGTTTTTCTCATGTGGGTAGAATAGATCCAGGATATTTATCATCAAGATTAATTAATCTAACTGTAGATCCATCTAAAGAAGTTCATCCTGTTAATCAAGTAGAGGGATCGCCATTGTTAGAAAAAAATAAAAATTTACCTGTTTATAAAATTTTAAATCCTTGGATAATTAAAACACCACCAGGATATTCAACACTTTTTTTACCACCCATGAATAATGGTGATGATAGATTCTCAATCATTCCAGGAATAGTTGATACTGATACTTTTCAATTTGAAGTAAATTTTCCATTTATTATTAATGGTGATAAATATCAATCTTTACAAACAGTGATAAAAAAAGGAACTCCTTATTGTCAAGTAATACCATTTAAAAGAGACTCTTGGCAAATGAAAATTAAAAAATTAAAGATAAAAGATATGGCTGGATCAAAAAATTTATATTGGACTAGAATGCTTAATATATATAAAAATAAATTTTGGAGTAAAAAAACATGGACATAAAAAATTATATTAAAATTTTTGATGCAGTAATACCGTACCCAACTCTTGCTAATTTAATAAAATTTGTAAATACTAAAAATTTTGAAAAGGCAGAGGTGATAGGAACAAGTGGTCATGAGGTAAATATGAGCATAAGAAATACTTTTAACATATCAATAGATATAAACTCAGAAAGCATGACTGATGTACATTGGTTAAATTTACTTACATTAATATTTAAAACTCACATGCGAAGCTATACCGAAAAAGTATCAGGTGATCCTAATAAAATTTTTGTAAAAAAAATAATAGATATTCAACTTTTAAAATACATTGAAGGCGGTTTTTATAATTATCACGTTGATCATTGTGCTACTATACCTAGAACTTTGAGCGCAATATTTTTATTAAATAATGATTATGAAGGTGGAGAATTATGTTTTAGAGATCCAAATGATACTAATGAAATTAAAATAGATGTTATACCTAATAGAGTTATAATTTGGCCAAGTAATTTTTTATACCCACATTGTGTAAAACCAGTTAAGAAAGGAACAAGGTATTCAGTTGTAGCATGGGGACTATAGGCAAAGATTTTAAATATAAAATTATTAAAAATTTTTTATCAAATGATGAGATAAATTTATTAAAAGAATTTTGTAAAATTAGACATAGACTTAATATTGATTTTAAAGATCCAAAAGTAGAAACTTTAGATACAGGATTTTATGCTGATCCAATTATGGAATCTCTTTTAGTTAATAAAACTAAATTAGTTTCAGATGAAGTAGGTTTAGAATTATTACCTACATATTCTTTTTGGAGAATGTACACAAAATTTGCAGATTTAAAAAAACATAAAGACAGACAGTCTTGTGAGATTAGCATTACTACTATGATAGATGGAGATACTAATTTTAGTTGGCCTATTTATATAGATGGCACTGAAATAAATTTAAACATAGGTGATGCTGCAGTGTATTTAGGTTGTGATTTATTACACTGGAGAGATGAATTTTTAGGAGATTATCAATCTCAAGTTTTTTTACATTATGTAAATAAAAATGGAAAAAACAAAGAATTTTTTAAGGATAAACGAATTTTATTTGGAGGGGATGGTGTAATATGAAATTTATACAAAAAAAAGATGGAGGTGCTGAGATAATATTTTCAAATGAAGAAATAAAAATAATTACAAATACAAATAAACTTACTTTGAATGATGAAGCATTAAGGCATTTTGGAAATAATTTAGTTAAGATAGTATCAGAATGGAATTTAAATTTTAATACAAAAACTCAAAATTTAATTACAGAGGAAAATCAAGAGATAATATCTGATGAAACCTATAATAAATGATTTTGAAATATTTTATCTATGGGGTCTACCAATAGCAAAATTTAAAATCTCTCCTACTGATTTTGATAAAAAAAGTATCGTAGAACAAATAGAAAAAAATTACAAATTACAATCAAGAAGAAAATCAAATCTAAAAAATAATTATGGGACTGATATTCATCAATCTCTTTATGATAACAGCAATACTCTAGAAGAACCTAAATACGAATCTCTAAAAAAACCATATTCATTAATAATACAAAAATATATAAAAACATTTAATGTTAAAGAAAATTTAAACTTTGAATTTTCAATTTTAAACTATACTGCATCAAATGAAAAATCTTATCTGGCACCTCATTGTCATGAAGATTCAGATTTTGCGATGACACATTATATTAAATTTGATAAGACAAATGATCCTACAACATTTGTTAATCCTTATGTATTTAATGATTTTTGGATTAGACAAAATAAATTATCCTTTTCTGTATCAAATAATATACAAAATAGTTGGGTTTTTGATACTTGGACTTTTAACACGGAGGAGGATGACATTTTAATTTTTCCTGCAATTTTAAAACATTTTGCTAATCTTAGAAAATCAAATAATATTAGGATAACATTAGCTTCAAATGTAAAGATATTATGATTTCATAAGATTACTAGTATTTAACACAATTAATAGTCATGTTATAATTTCGTATGCCATTAACAAAAGTAAATATAGCCCCAGGTTTTAATAAACAAGTCTCTCAAACAGGTGCCGAAGGTCAATGGACTGATGGAGATTTTGTTAGATTTAGATATGGTCTTCCAGAAAAAATAGGAGGATGGGAACAAATTCTTTCAGGAACTTTAGTAGGCGCAGCAAGAGAACAATTTATTTGGGCGGATTTAGATGGTAGACGTTATGCTGCAATAGGAACAAATAAACTTTTAGTAGTGTATTACGAAGGTGCTTTTTATGATATTACACCTTTGGGCACTGCACTTACTAGTTGCACTTTTGATACTGTTAATACTTCAGCAACTGTGACTGTTAATAAAGCAGCCCATGGTTTAGAACCTGGAGATATATTTTTATTCTCATCTGTTACACCGCCTACAGGAGCTGGTTACTCTTCAGCTAATTTCGAAACCAACCCTTTTGAAGTAATTACTGTTCCTAACAGTGATGAATTTACTATTACAATGGCAAGCGCAGCTGGAACCACGGTCAACGGATCTGGGTCGGCTACTGTAACTCCTTACATCAAACCTGGTGCTTTGGGATTTACTTATGGATTTGGTTGGGGCACAGGATTATGGGGTGGAGGACAACAAGTTTTTAGCACCCTTAATGGAGCTTTGCTTGATGACACCGCAGGAACTGGTGGATCGGGAACTTCGATAACACTTGCATCAACCACTGGATTTCCAGCTACAGGCACAATAAAAGTCGGAGCAGAGTTTATTTCGTACACTGGTATATCAACCAATGACTTAACAGGAATTACGAGAGCTGCAGCAGGAACGAGATCGGCACATTCAAGCGGAGCTGGTGTGGAGGTTTTTACTGGATGGGGTGTTGCTTCTTTATCACAAACTTTAACAACAGATCCTGCATCTTGGTCTTTAGATAATTTTGGTGAAAAGTTAATAGCCACTATTAAAAATGGTGAATCGTTTGAATGGAATCCAATTAACTCAAATCCTAACGCTTTAACTACAAGAGCTGCAGTAATAAGTAATGCTCCTACAGCCTCTGTCATGTCCTTAGTTTCTGACAGAGATAGACATTTAATAATGTTAGGAACCGAAACAACTATTGGCACTCCAGGCACACAAGATAAAATGTTTATAAGATTTTCAGACCAAGAAGATATAAGTGATTATACACCAACTTCTGTTAACACAGCAGGTACATTTAGACTTGATTCAGGCACTAAAATTGTTGGAGCAGTAAAAGGAAAAGACTATACTTTTATTGTAACTGACAACGCTGCATATGTAATGCAATTTGTTGGTCCTCCATTTACTTTTTCAATAAGGCAAGTGGGTTCTAATTGTGGTGCTATAGGTCAACACTCTATTAAATATGTAAACGGTGCCGTATATTGGATGGGCGAGTCAGGAGGATTTTTTGTTTTTGATGGAACTGTAAAATCTTTGCCATGCTCAGTAGAGGATTTTGTTTTTACAACTAAAAACGGAAATAATTTAGGTGTAAACTATTCTAATGGAGAATCAGTTTATGCAGGTTTAAATCACTTATATGAAGAAATATGTTGGTATTATCCAAAAAGTGGATCTTCATTTAATGATAGATATGTTTGTTTTAATTACCAAGATGGAACTTGGGTGACTGGCTCATTATCTAGAACAACTTGGGCAGATGCCAACTTGTATGACAAACCATATGCAACAGAATTTACCTCAACAGGAACTCCCACTTTTCCAACAATACAAGGTGTAACAAACATCAATGGATCTACAAAATATTATGCTCATGAAGTTGGTGTCGATAATGTTGATGCTACTGGTGCAAAAACTGCCATTCCAGCTTTTATTGAATCTGGAGATTTTAGTTTAAATGTAGAAGGAAATGCTCAAGTGTTTATGAGTATGAGAAGATTTGTTCCAGATTTTAAAACTATTCAAGGTGATGCTCAAGTAACTATTTTATTAAGAAATTTTCCAAGCGATACTGAAGCTTCCTCTCCTCTTGGTCCTTTTACTGTCTCAGGCACAACACAAAAAGTAGACACACGAGCACGAGGTAGATTTGCAAGTTTAAAAATAGCTAATACTTCGACTGAGCAAAATTGGAGGTTTGGAACTTTTAGAGCTGATGTTCAACCAGATGGAATGAGGGGATAATGGCTAGAGTTGATATAGTTATACCAGAACCCACACCTAGATATACTGAAGAAAATCAAAGACAAGTTACACAGTCTTTACGAACGATGCAAGATAAGCTAAATACTTCTTATCAACAAGAATTAAAAAATGAGCAAGATACTTTTAGCTGGTTTATATCATGACGATTAGATACAAAAACGAAGGAATTAATTTAAACTCAACAGGCACGATAAGTGTTTTGACAGCACCCGCTGACGCAACTATTTTAATAAAACAAATTCAAATTAACAATGGTTCTAGTGGTGCTGTAAATTTAAGTGTACAAGTAACAGATACTTCTGCAACTGCAACTTTCAGAATTTTTAATGAACAAGTAGCAGCAACAACTACTAAAGATATAATTAATCAAACTTTAGTTTTAGAAGCAAGTGATATTTTAAAAATGACCGCAGGCACTGCAAATGAAATACAAGGTATTGTTTCTTATGCATTGTTAGATCGATCACAAGAAAATGGCTAGACAAAAATTTGTAAATTTTGTACCAAGGCCTAAACCTAGAAAACGTCCAGGTCGCCATAAAAAAAGACTTTCAAAAAGTGAAAAAAGAAGTTATAAAAAATACAATAAACAAGGACGAGGAAAATGAATGATTTGCCTAGAATACCTGCAGAAGCTAAAGAAATAATTAAAAACAAAAGAACAGGAAAAGTTTATGAATCTAAAGAAGCTTTTGATGCTGATGTTAATGACCCCAATACTGATACTACTGGTGATGATTTTAGACAAGATTTAGAAATAACCGTTACCAGAGCTGGAGTGATTGGCGCAAAAACAAAAAAATAATGGAACCAAGAGGCGCAACTGAAATTCAACATGAGTTGTTAGAAAAGTATGTTTCTAAAGATCTTTTAGATAAATTTCAAATCTGTACATCAATACCTGGGAAGGTTCCTTTAAATCCAAATAAAATAAATATTCTTTGGCAAAAAAATTCTTATGACCAACCAAACTTACAAAAGTTTTTTACTAATCCTAATAGGCATAACGAATATGATTGGTATATTTTTAACAGTCATTGGAATTTTGAAAAATTTAGATATTTTTTTAACATACCAACTGAAAGATGCACAGTAATTAAAAATGGTGCTCACCATTTCCCAAAAAGAAAAATTTATAAAAAAGGAGATCCAATAAAAATAATACATCATTGCACACCTTGGAGAGGTTTAAATGTTTTATTACTAGCAATGCAGATGGTAAAAAATCCTAATGTTACTTTAGATGTTTATAGTTCTTGTCATGTTTATGGTAGTGAATTTGTAGATAGAGTCGATAAAGATTTTACAGAATTGTATAACCAAGCTAAGAGTCTACCGAATGTTAATTATATAGGGTATAAATCAAACGAATATATTCTTGAACATATGACAGATTATGATTTGTTTGTTTATCCTTCTATTTTTGAAGAGACTTTTTGTGCATCTGCTTTGGAAGCCTTAGCATGTGGTTTACATGTTATCACTACAAATTTTGGAGCATTGCCTGAAACTTGTGCTGAGTGGCCAGTATATATTAATTACACATTAGATCATGAATTAATGGCTAGTTCTTTTGCTCAAGCAATTGATGTAACTTCAAGTTATTTACACACTGATGTTATTCAAAAACATTTAGATGAACAACAACAATATTATAAAAAATTTTATAGTTGGGAAAAAAAGAGTATTGAATGGACAAATTTTTTACAAGGAGCCTTAAATGTCAAACGATAAATATATAAATGAAGATACTTATCAAACTCTTACAGAACTTAAAATAGAACCGCAATCTAATTATGCGTCTGCAATAACTCCATTATGGAAAGCTGAAAAGGATGAGTTTAAAAAATACGATGTATTCGTAGGAACACCCGTACATAGTGATGTATCTATACATTATACTCAAGCATTAATAGAATTTCAAAAAGAATGTTTTTTAAAAAAAATGAGAGTTTCTTTTCATCTAATTAAATCATCCTTAGTAACTCAAGGTAGAAATTTATGTGTTGCAGGATTTCTAGAATCAAATGCAACTCATTTATTATTTATAGACTCAGATATTTATTTTCAAGCTAAATCAATTTTTGCAATGCTTAAAGCTGATAAGCATATAATATCTGTACCTTACCCCTTAAAAACTTTAATGTGGGAAAAAGCCTTTAACAAAATGCAACAAGGAAAAATAAAACATCCAGATGATATTAGAAGAGCTTTACATACCTACCCAATGAAAGTTCCTAATATAAATAATATTAATTTAAATAAAGGTGTTATGGAGGTTACTGATTCTCCAACAGGATGTATGCTAATTAAAAGAGAAGTAATTGAAAAAATGATTGAGAAGTATCCTGAAAAATCTATCGTACAAAAAACAGTTATAAACGGACAATATGTTGATAAGCCAAATATGTGGAATTTTTTTGATACAATTCATGATCCTAAAACAAAAACATTCAATGGGGAAGATTTTGCTTTTTGTCAGCTATGGAGAAATATAGGTGGTAAATGTTATGCTTACGTAAATGATTCAATAGTTCATGTGGGTGAGCATCAGTATCAAGGCAAGTTTCACGATGAGTTGATAGCCCTTAAATAAAATGTTAATATATGCTATTATTAGGGAAAATAGTATATGGATCCATTTACATTAGCACTAGCCACATTTGGCGTACAAAAACTTAGAGGAAAATCAACTAGAACAGCATTAAAAGATGCTGCCCTTGTGGGTGGTACAACTTTTGGTATAGGACAATTAGGTGGTATGTCACGTTTTGCTGGAACTCCTTTTGCTTCGGCTACACAAGGTTTCAGAGGTAGTGCTTTTAGTAGTATGCCTGGAATGGGCGATTCTAATTTTTTGAAAAAAATTTTAGGTGAAAAAAAGATGACAGCTGAACAAATTAAAGCAGCTGGCTTAGAAGGTGAAGCTGCTAAAGCTGCAGCAAAAGGCTCAGGAATTTTAGGAGCAGATACAGGAACAAAATTAATTGCAGCCTCTACTATTGCGCCTTTTTTGATGGGCGATGAAGAACCAGTAAAACCTTTGTTTACAGAAGAAGATTATAAACAAGCTTACAAAGAAGAATCAGAAAAATTAAAAGGTAAATTTGAACCAGTTGATATGGCTAACGCAAAACCAACAATAGCTGAAGTAACTGGATCAAATATGTTTTATGCTAATCAAGGTGGTCTAGCAACAATGTTACCAAAATATAATCAAGGTGGAGTTAATTACTTACCCTCAAAAGTTGATCATGATGAAAATGATGTTAACAATTATGTAAGAGCAACTGGCTATGTTGAAGATGGAGCAGGTGTTGGAGATAAAGATGAAGACACAATGTTGGCTCAACTAGCTGATGGAGAGTTTGTATCAAGAGCTGATGCCGTATTAGGAGCTGGAATTTTATCAGGTGCAGATCCCAAAAATTTTAAAGGTATGAGAAAAGCTGGTGCAGATTTTTTTTATAATCAACAAAAACAATTTAAAAGAATTTACGATATAACAAATGGAAGCAAGAAAAATTAAAATAGAGAAACAAGTAGATGTACTTCAAATATATTCATCTGCAGTTGATGAATATTGGCCATTAGTAGATTTTATGTTGAGAGAAGGTTTAAAATACGATGGAGATCCAATGAGCATCAATGATTTAAAAAATTTAATAAAAGAAGATAAATTAAAATTATTCATGATGTTTGGTTCAGACGATGGTAAACAATATAAAATTTTTGGTGTTTGCGTAACACGTATCACGGCTCTTCCTAATTTTAATCAATGTGAAGTCATATTATTAAAAGGTGAAAAAAGAGAATTATGGCAAGAACAATTAGCTGATACAATTGAAACTGTTGCTAAAGAAAATAATTGTAAAAGAATTGCAGTACATGCAAGACCTGGATGGCAACCTTTTTTAAAAACAAAAGGTTGGGATGTTAAAAGATATTTATATACTAAGGAGATAAATTAATGAGTTTTATATTTGGAGGCGGAGGAGGTGCTAGCGATCAAACGACT